GGAGCAGTTCCTTGAGACAGTAGATTTTGCATCGAGGGGGGATCAACGATGTGGAAGCTAAAAGACCTGCTTAAACGGGATGACGAACTAAACGAAATCAAGCCTGGTTTCGACACGACATCAGAGCTCAATCAAACTCCGCCTAAGCTTCAAAAAGACAAATGGGTTTGGCTTAAGCCAGATGACCTTAGGCAACTCGACGAACCTAAACATGACTCGCAACAAGAGGCAGAACTGTAATGGGCGCAAGAAGCATTAAAAACGTAACGCCAGAATATCTCTCGACCGGAACGATTGCGGCAAAAATTGACCGCTGCACAGAGACCGTGCGTCGTGAGATCAAGTCGGGACGAATGAAAGCCGTGATGTTTAATGGCAATTACTTTGTTGAAGTACCTTGGTTTGAGGAGTGGAAAGCTAAATATTTTAAGCCGGCTGGAGTAGATGTCTGATCTTAAGAAGCACAAAGACAGAAAAGGCAACTCAACAGCGCATCTTTACCAAGATCAAAACACGCTGGAGTTTTGGGCCGTCATTCGCGTTAAAGACAAGGTTCGAAAGAAGAACCTACAGACATCCAATTACCTTGAGGCAATCAGCAAATTACCTAGCGTACTAATCGAGCTCGGCAAGCCAGTTGATGAGAAGACCAAAAGCAAACTGCCAGCAAAGATCATTAAAGATTATTGGCTGGACTTACGAAAAGAAAAGGTCGCAAGAGAATATCGACCTGGAACATTGAAGGCGTTTGATACGAATGGGCGCGTTTTTATTTTGCCTTACTTTGGCAACATGCGCCCCGACGAGATTCATTCAAACATGCTTACTGATTACCTGATTTGGCATAGGACCAATCATCAAGGTAAACAGCTTTTTAATATCTATAAGTACTTGCGCAACGTTTTAAAATTCATGCTTAAAGTCGGTGCTATTCAGCAAACTCAAATGCCTGAATTCATTTTACCGAAAAAAGAAAAGCAGCATCACGACAAGAAAAAGGGCCGAGTCCTTACGCCGACTGAACGTAAGGCGCTAGCAAAGCCCGGCAGCATCAGAATTAAACTTATCGTGGGGCTTGGTGATGATCTTGGTATGCGCAAAATGGAGATTGGTTGTCTTGAGAAAGAGCGTCTTAAGAAAGAAGATGGGCGCACATTTATTCACTTAAGCGAAGACGATACCAAGACAGGAATGGCTCGCGTGGTGCCAATACCAAGGCGCCTAGAGAAATTACTTGAGAAACAAATTGAGCTCTCAGGCGATAGCCAGTTTTTGTTTCCACGGCCTGATGGCAAAAAGCATGTAAGTGATCGCTCGATTGATATTGAGTGGAACAAGGTAAAAGCAGAAGCAAAGATTCAAGGGCGCTTGCGCTTTCACGACTTGCGCCATTCGCGCGCTACAGAGTTTGCAAGAGCAAATATCAACCCAGCAATTGCCTGCACAATCTTAGGCATGAGCCTTCGCATGTATCAGAAGGTTTACTTGAATCTCTCTGGAAAAGACTTGGCAAAAGCCATTGATTCCATGGAGGCACGTAAATGATTATTGTTTATGCTGTTACCCAAAGTGTTACCCCAGCTCTGTCAAAAACAGAACTAAAGTACGAGAATCATGAGGGTTTCGCAACTTGGTTACGGATTCCCTCCTGGACTACTAGGGTACTGAGGCTAACCTCTTGTACTCTTTATTTTATTCCTAGCGTTTGCATTTGTGGCCTAAACCACATTTGCCACTATAATCGACACGAGTTTGTTACCCAGGGTAACATTTTTGCCGATTCGAGCGATTCCTGCGCTCTCAAGCCATCTTACCACAGTCAAAATCTTGAGCAAATAAACGAGCCAGACCAGAAGCACGGTCTAGGTCGATTTTTCACTACTGGACTCATCTCTGGAGACATCAATGGCTAAGCGATACACCGATACAGAACTCTACGACCAAGAATGGTTTTTAACTTTACCGCCACGCTTGAAATGCGCCTGGGAATGGCTTTGTAAACGCTGTGATGTGATCGGACTTTGGCACATCAGCATGACCAAGCTTTCATTCGAGGTCGGCGAAACAGTTACGATTGATGAGCTAAAAACTCATTTCAAAGTTCAACTCATTGGCGATGACATGCTTTGGATTCCAGGCTTTGTGCCGTTCCAGTATGGCGATGAAGGCGGACGGCTTTCGTTAAAAAATAAATTTCACGTCTCTATCGCTGAGAAATTAAAAGCAAATGGCCTGCCCGAACCCATTTGGAAGCCTATTGCTATGCATACCGAATGCATTCCCAATGCATCAGACAGGGTGTCCGATGGGGATGGGAGTCCCCAAGGTAAAGGACAAGGACAAGGTAAAGGAAAAGGTAATAAAGAAGAAAGGGGTGTGGGGAAAACATCGGATGCGCAGCGAATGGAAAACACCATACGCTTTGATTACCGCCGCATTCTCGACATTTTCCCAAACCCGCAAAAGAAATCCAGGGCGCTTGCGCTTATGGCCGAAAACATTGGCCAGCCTGAAACATTCGCAGAACTCGAGCGAGCAGTAAAAAACTACGACGAATGCTGCAGGCTTGAGGGCCGAGAGCTTAAATATATTTTAACCTTCCCAAGTTTCTTCGAAGAATGGCGCGATTGGATCGATTGGAAGCCAGACCTAGCTAGACCTACAGGTCCCACCGAAATGGAGAAGCTGATAGCCCGTATAGAACGCGACAAGCGTGATCGCGGGGAAGGAATGGCCGAGCAATGAATCCATTTTTTCTAAAGCGCATTCAGCCAATCATTGACGCATGGGGCGCAAAATCTTTTCCGGTTGTCGTGATCGAGCGGATGGAAAAGCGCACTGGTGATTTGACAGAAAGTGAAATGAGTCAGCTGTGCAACATGCTGATCGATAACTGCGAGCGCGCACCCAATGTGCACAAAATCGTTGAGTATGCGCAGGTCGTACGCGGCCGTAGACGTATCGAGCAAGAGGAGCGTAAGGCCGATAAGCCCGATTGCTCTCATTGTTTTGATATGGGCGTTATCCAGGCAATCTCTCTTTATCCTGAGCAAGACTCAACACTCGTGCGCTGCACATGTAGGTCCGGATCAGAGCAAGATTGGCGTCTTCCACAATGGATTCATGAATTCGGAGCGCTCTACAAAAAAGAATCATGCCCACTCGATTGGTTTGCGCCATCTAAGGGCGACCTCATCACTGAGACAAATAAAAAACGAGATGCTTGGCGTGAGCGTCTAAAAATTGCCGAGAAATTTTGGATGGCAGCAATTCCATCGCTGAAAGCTGGTGGCTAAATGTCTAGAGAGCTTCATGTGACTTTTTACCGTTGTGATATAAATAGAGCCTGGACTCTATTCGGAGGTTATGCACATGCTGGATCCACAGCAGTCAGAGCTCTTAAAAAGTTTAGAAGACGAAGCTCAACAGCTGGCCAAGGCCGAGGCCGCGTATGAGGAAAACATACGCTACTGGCGCGGATTGCTCAGTCAAAAACGAAACCGCAAGTATCAAGTCGAAGAGGACATTATCCGACTCAAACACGGACAACTCTCTTTCGACGATTACTGCGCAGCCCGGTAAAGTACTTTTTTACTGCACGATTCCCGGTCGCGCTGGCATTTTAAAAAACAGTAAGAAACTAATTCGCGTACGCGGACGCACTATCCCTATCTCAAACGACAGATACCGCGCCTGGGAGCGGCTTGCATATTCCTGTATCAAGCGGGCCGCTCTCGGGTGCCCCATTATCTTGGGCCCAGTAAATCTCAAGGCGCAATTCTATTTCGGCAATCGAAAAAATGAACCTGATTTATCCAACCTTTACCAAGGCATTGAAGACGTTTTGCAAAAAGCTGGCGTCATCCAAAACGACAAACAAATTGTAAGCCACGATGGCAGTCGAAAGATTTTCGGCGAATCAGCCAGAGTGGAAATTGAACTAACCGAAGGAAGTTTATGATCTGCACCGAATGCGAGAAAGATGTTTGCGATTGCAAGCGACACAAGCGTTACCGGCCTGAGAAACAATTTTTGAGAGGGGCTTAGAGATGAACCTGATGAAGAGAGCAGAATTTAAAATCAGCGATACGCAGCTAAAACAATTCGCACAAGAGCTTCTCATGTTCGGTCAGCAACACAAGCTAGAGCCACATGAACTCGCAATCGTTTTAAACATGGTATCTGACTTCATTGCTAAGTTCGTTGGTTTACAGAGCATAGAAACCAAAGTCACTACAGAGGAAACACCATGAACCACCGCATAGCCAAGAAATGGATCGATGCACTGTGCTCGGGGGAGTATAAGCAGACTACTAGCACACTCAAAGACGCTTGTGGTTTTTGTTGCCTTGGTGTTCTGACTGATTTGGCAATCAAAGAAGGTGTCTTCTCTGGTTGGGATGATTCTAGCGTTCAACGTCAGCGTGATGCCGTAGAGTTTGCTCCTGGAGAAGTATGTGAGTGGTCTGGTTTGAAAGTAAAAAATGGAGCGGTTTTCGATAGATCTCTATCTAGCCTCAACGACACTGGCTACACCTTCGAAGAGATCGCGGGCGTCATCCAGTGCGCGGTGGAGGAATTGTGAGAATAACTAAACTAGAATTATCAATGATCGCTGGACTGATTTTCATCGTTGTCTTCGTGGGTGCTCAAGTGTGGGCCAAGAATCATCTCTGCAAAACCTATTACTCGGACATGAATCGGCTCGCTTGTTTCTTGAGTAGCTCAACACTTCCACAAAGGAGCAATCGATGACCCCGCAAAGCCCCGCAAAACCCGACAGTTCGTTTGCTGATTGGTTGAGAGAGAAGTTGGTGCCAAGTTCAGCGGCAATTGATGAACGAGTTAGAACCACTCCGCTTAGTTACTACGGCGCTGTACTTGAGCTTATTGAAGAACGCATCAACTCCCTCGAGGCCGTGAAGGTTTACATGGGAACGAATAAGACCTTCGCCACAACTAAAGAAGATCCAGGCGACACCCACAGCGCGTACCTCATAGGCATCCAACAAATTAAGAAGGGTGTGAGTAAGCGGGAGATAGAGCGCACTATTGAAACAACTTATGAGAGTAGCGGTCATCGTTCTCAAGCCTACGAGAAATTACTTAAACGTATTGATCAGGAAGGACTTGCACATGAGTAAGCCTAGAGAGTTTTGGATTCTGCCAGATTCAACCAATGACATAGATCAGCTGGTTCTTGATTACGAGCCACACAATTTCAATTCAGTTCACAATGAACGAATCCACGTCATCGAGTACTCGAGAGTCCAGGAGCTTGAGCGTGAGGTGGAGAAGCTAAGGGCTTTATCAATCATTGCCTATGCTGACGGTGTCTCAGATGGTGAGTCAGGCAATTACGAATTCGATGATCAAGAGCGCGATGAGATTAAGCGAGCCCGTGAACTGATCAAAACCACACACAACCAAAAGGCGGAGTGAAAGATGAGTACACTCGGAACAATGAAACTAAAGCAAGAGACTGAGCCTGTTACGTGTGAGGCAAGACTGAGCTTATCGATGGACCCCAGAAATGATGGTGCGGGTGTTTTGATAATCATTTCAGAGCAGACTCCTCGCCAATGGATTCATTTCTATATGTCAAAAGAACAGCTTGAAGACTTGTATGAAGAACTGAAGGTGAACCTTGGAAAATAACCCAACCCCCACGCTAGAAGTAGCCATGCAAGAGCTGGAAGAGGCGCTTAAAATAAACCTTTGGTCAGGCCTCGATGACTATCGTGTCATCATTGAGAAATCGAAGGCCCTCCTCCAAGCGCTCAAGGGTGCTGAGTTCAATGTAACAATTCACAAGCATCCAACTTTGCCGGGCTGGAACATCATCTATCATGAGCCAACTCCGATTGGATGGTTTGCGAGCATGCTTAAGCCAGATGAAATGAAGGATGCGACTATGTACTTCAGTCCGAAAGCGGGTGGGTGATGCCGAAGTTTATTGTTGATCTATGGCTTGATGGCTACGAGACAGACGAAGAATTGGAAAAAGCCTGTGAAGAGTTTATCTATGAGCAGCTCAATTTTACCGCGTCTTCTGTGAAGATAACAAAGCTAGAAGAACTAACAAAACCCCAGGGCGGTGACACACGTAGTGCATCCGCAGGATGTGATGATGAGTAAGTCAAAGGGACCTAACTTTATCGAAGATTATTGGCGAGAACGCCCTAGAGCTTTTGCTGCAATTTGCGGAGAAAAGTCAGAGATGGTTCAGATTGTGCCCAAAGAAGGTAGCTATATCGTCTTAGCAAGTGATGACTGGAGAATCTTTGAGAACGGTTCTTGGCGTCCCATGACCACTGAAGAACAACTTGAGGCTTCGCTATGACCAAGCCAGCCCCTGAGGTGAGAATGGCGATAGCTGAGAAACTGGAGCACGCCGAGTACATTCTTAAAGCCTATGCCGATTTGTCCGAGATGATCGACGAAGGTAATCTCTATTTCGCAGCCCATGCGTTCAAGGATGCACTCGAAGCTGCGCGCAAGGAACTATCTGAATTACGCAAGCACCTGGAGTTTGTCGAGAGCATGTATAAGCAGTGCAAGGAAACTAAAGACAATTGGGCCAAGGCTTGCGCTCAAGTTGAAAAGCAAAGAGATGATCTTCAAGACCAACTAGAAGCCCTATGGATGAGTGAGGACGTCTATTGCGACAAACACCCGAAAATAAAAATGAAAATTGGTGAGTGCTATCGATGTGGCGGCGACGGTTACACGGATTCTGATATTGATGAAATGAACGATCCTATGTCTTGGCATAGTGATGGGAACTGTTGGCAGTGTAAGGGAACAGGTCGAGGTTTCTTAGAATGTCACGTTTGCGAAATGGAAGCTGAAGAAGAACTAGAGGAGTCCACATGACCACTATGCCCGAAGCGTTGCAAGCGATGGTTGAGGAGAAGGCTGATGAACAAACTGACTGGGAAGATGATACCGGCATGAACGTTCACGAGCGACAAGCATATCGTTATGGCTTTCGATTTGGCGCAGAGTTTTACCACCAACTCCTTTTAGACCTGAGCGTGTTTGAGGCGCTAGAGTTTTATGCATCTAAGAAATCCTACGATAAGTGGACACTCGCCACAGATCCACGCCACACACAACATACAGATGTTGAATGGGATAAGGGTAACAAAGCCCGCGCAGTGATCGCAAAGCTGGAGGGAAAGAAGTCATGAGATTTAACTATAGTAACTGGCCCCAAGTAAGGGAACGAGAGAAGTGTACCGAGTGCGGAAAAGGAATGCTTGGTACAACTGAGCTCGCTCCGCGCGTCCCGCATGGGGATAAGCCTTTTTGGTGTCAGTGTCCGGAAGCCGTTAGTAAAGAAGCAGGCCCCGCTCAAGAGAGTGAGAATGACTTCGATGCAGAAATGCAGTCACTCTCAGACTTCTTTATTGAACTCGATGAGGGAGGGTTTTTAACAACGGAACAAGTGTCTCGGGCGAATGAGCATTGGCACCGATTGAAAAAAGTGCGGTCCTTAGAAAGCCCCCGCGCCCAGAGCGTGAGTGATGAGGTTAAGTTCCTAAAACAAACTCTCAAAGATCTACGCCAAGCCATTGGTGCGAGTAACTCATGGGAAGACTTTATGTCGGGTGTCGAGGATGTTTGCGAAGAAATTGAAGCGCGCCTCGAATCAGCGCAATCTCGAAACCCCACGCCTCAGCCGGTCGGAGAGATGACTCAAAGAAATAAAGAAGACATCGCCTTTGCTGAATCGGTCATGCTGGACTGGGATTACGCATCGATGGATGACGGCAAAATGTATGAACGCGCAAGCCAACTTTATAAGGCATTACGCCACATGATTGCCGGGCTCAAATATCCCAGTGATGCCAAGTGCCTTAAGCTTACGGCTGATCTAGAGAGTGGGAAGAAATGAAGATCACGCAACGTTTTAAAAATGCGTGGCGAGCGTTCAAGGGTGACGTTTGGCCATACGAATCTCAACCTGTCGTGTATGTAACGTCTCGCTATCACCAATGGTACACCGAACTTGTCTTCGAGGCACCGTGGGATAAGCCCGAATATCATAACCGCGAACTCAAGCGCACAAAATACGAAGTGCTGCAAAGCCTTATGGATAATGAATATATTTGGCACATTGATGAGCGTCCTGCCACTCGTCCACACTGTCGCAGCTTTAATGTTCGACTGAGCTTTTGGGTTCCAGAAAACAAGATTAAATCCAAACCCAACCCCACAAGCGAGCGAAAATGACCGTAGCAGAACTTAAAGAATGGCTATCACATTGGCCCGACGATCACACGATAACCATCATTGGGAACGAGCGCGGCGAGACAGTCCACTACAGCATCGTTACTTTTGGTAAATCTAAAGAGTCTTTATTTGGGCCGGTTGTTTCTCTGTCAGCCGGTCGCATTGTTAAGAACTTCGTTGCTGAATCCAAACCCCACGGCCAACCATTGAGGGGGAGTGAGTGAAAAAGCATTGGTTAGTCCGCGCATACGATCGTTATGTAGCTATCGAATTCTGTTGCGCAACTATGCGAGTGAACAAGTTTGCCTTGCCAGATGTGAAATATGACGTTTGCCCATGGTGTAATAGAACCCAGCCCAAAGGAAAAAGACAGTGAGTGAATGTGCAAAACAAGGCCACTGTGCCCAGCTTGAGGATGACTTAAGAGAGTCGTGGAATAGTACAAAGTTAGCACTCGCCCAAGCCAAAGAACGCATCCAAGAACTCGAAGCCAAGCTAGCTGAACACGAAGAACAAGGCCTTAGGATCTACGGGCGGAAGATTGAGCTGTTCAGGGGGCAGAGAGATAAGTACAAGACCGCGCTCGAGAAGATCATTATTGTTGGATTGAATCTCAACGAAGCGGAAGGTGAAGACGAAACCACACTTGTTGATATCGCCAAAGAAGCGCTCTCGCAGAGCAATGTAGTTGAGAAAGGATAGGGCTGTGAAATTGCCACGAGTAGAAAGATCCAGAGTTGATAAGCGTTGGTGCGTCTACACAGATAGATTTGAAGGGCTCTGTCCGCTGTGGCTAGTTCCAGTGATGTATATCTACGCGGTGTTTGCATGACCCACGCGAGACTTGAGGAGAGTTTTGCGGTGATTTTCGTATAAAGGGCGGATCATGCCGCTAATTATTTTGGAAAATCTTTTTAGATCAAACCTATTGCTTTAAAATCCAGGTCAAAACCCGTCTAAATTCAACTTTTTGCTACATACCTATTGGGGCTAATGGCAATCAAGCCATGCCCAACAACAGAAGGCATGTGCATGAAAAAAGCCAAGCTAATTTTAAAACTGATCATCGTGATTCTAGATTACTTATCTTAAGCCGTTTCGGCAGCTGATGATTTCAATTTATCCGCAAGGTCGCGAAGCGCTTTTGTAACGGCATCACGCACGATTTGCGGCGTATCCCAACCGTTGCCTTTACCAAGATGATAGAGGTCTTCGATTTCCTTCTCAGGGTAAACCGTGATTTTCCCCTTCTCATGACAGCGCCGTAATTTTGGCAATTCATTTCTTTGCATACGGGTAATTGAAACACACACGTTTTCAAAACGACAACACGTAATCTACACGTCTACATAACGTCCTAGTTACGTCAAATCATCGCGGCTTCAATCATACCAGGTGAGCGGAGAATTGCGGCTCTGGTGGCCCAAATGCGGGCTACAGGGGTGTATGCGTGTAACCTTGGAGATGGCACACGTCACACCTCTCTCCTCTAGCGCATTTCAAATCAGGGAGACATGTTAATGCGTCTGCAAAGTAAGCTTACGGCAATACTTATTGCTCTACTATTTGTGCTACTGGCTCTCAATCCAACATCAATGATGATTGCAGTAAGCTTGATTAGCACGGTTGCTCTGTTTGGGTTTATCGAGTTTTTAGAGCGAGCAAAGATTGATCAAATTGAAGAGCTTAAAACTCTTATCGCAAAGCACGGCGAATCAGTTGAAGACTCGATTAAGAAGACAAACGAGCGCCTTGATTCCATTCGCTTAAGCAAAATCGTAGGTGGCCGATGATTGTACACTGCGCTCACACAGAGATGGTCGATCTTGATTTGCTAGTGCCTCACCCGCAGAACGCAAACAAACATACCGAGCGCCAAATCCAGATGCTTGCTAAGATAATGAAGCATCAAGGATGGCGGCACCCGATTACAGTCTCGAATCGCTCTGGATTCATCGTGGCAGGCCACGGACGGCTCATGGCTGCCAAACTTAACGGCTGGACACATGCGCCTGTAGACCGCCAAGATTTTGATACTGAAGCAGACGAGTATGCACATTTAATCGCTGACAACAAAATCGCTGAGCTCGCTGAGACTGATCTTTCGATGGTCAACCTTGCGGTCATGGATCTCGGTCCCGACTTTGATTTAGAGCTCTTAGGTATTCCTGATTTTGTAGTCGAGCCAATCGAGAAACTCCCTGAAGTCGAAAACACATCGCAAGAGCTCAACGAATCAGACTTCCAAGATTTCCAGCACGAATGTCCTAAATGCGGGTTTGAGTGGAATGATTAAACTTCGTAGAGGTCCCTGGAAACTATCTGAACTCATCGATGTACCAAAGAATGGACGCAAGGTTTTTTCGTGTTTCCACTGTGGCGGCGGCTCAACGATGGGCTACAAGCTCGCAGGATTTGAGGTCCTGGGCGGTGTTGAAATCGATCCGCAAATGATGGCCATATATAAAGCCAATCATAACCCGAAATATTCCTATTTAATGGGCGTTCAGCACTTCAATAAGATTCCGCGGAACGAGATTCCAAAGGAACTTTTTGACCTGGATATTTTAGATGGCAGCCCGCCTTGCTCGAGCTTTTCGACAGCTGGATCCCGGGAAAAAGCTTGGGGCACAAAAAAGAAATTCAGAGAAGGCCAGGCCGAGCAGGTGCTCGATGATTTGTTTTTTCATTTCATTGAAACGGCTCGAATCCTACAGCCAAAGGTTGTCGTTGCTGAAAACGTTAAGGGTCTCGTTATCGGCAAAGCCAAAGGTTACGTAAAACAGATTTTCAATCTATTCAAAGTTGCTGGCTATGACTGCCAGTTATTTTTGCTCAATGCGGCCTTTATGGGAGTTCCTCAAAGACGTGAACGCACTGTGTTTGTTGCGCGCCGCTCTGATTTAAAGCTCCCAAAAATAGAAATGAAATTTTCCGAAGATCCAATATCAATGGAAAAATGTTTTGTTGGTATTGATCCGCTTGGCAAAACACTTTCACCCGATCAGCTGAAGTGGTGGGAATTGTGTAAGCCTGGAAATGCTTTCTCTTCAGTACATCCAAAAAAACATTGGTTCCAAGCATTCAAGCTAGATCCGGGCGGAGTTGCGCCAACACTTACTGCCAGCGGCGGCAATTCGGAACCCTTTCATTGGTCTGCACCAAGGAAAATATCAGATGCTGGAATGCTAAGGATTCAGTCGTTTCCAGACGACTACAACGCTGGAGAGCTAGGTGCCAAATACATATGCGGAATGTCCGTTCCGCCATTCATGATGCAAAGAATTGCACATCAAATCGATGTACAGCTTCTATCAAAAATTGGCGGCAAAAATGTCTAGACCGCTCCTCGAAGTCGACATGACAGAACTCCAAAAGCTCATGCAGTTTCGCCCGACGAAAAAGGACGCGGCGGCTTTCTTTAATGTATCTGAGGACACGATTGAGCGCAGGATTCGTGAGCTAGAGGACCTTACTTACGAAGAGTTTAAAGAGAAGTACTCGGTTAAGCGCAGGATTGCTCGTAGACAGAAGCTCGAAGAGATGGCGATGAAGGGAAATATCGCAGCTCTTATTTATTTGGATAAAAAAGAAACTGGCGATCCGGATCAGCCGCCGCCAGCGGTGATTAATAACATGAATGTGACGCCTGAGACGCTAAAGGATTTAGTTAAAATCGCTCGCGGCACACCACAAGACGTAAAGGACGAAGAGGATCAAGGATGATCGGAGTAATTGGGATTGGTGTTGTAGGGCACGCGGTATATCAGGGCTTTAAGCAAGCTAAGATGCAGGTCTTTGCATACGACAAATACAAGCCAGAGTTTAATGAGCTATCAAAGATGTTCTCGGCTCGCGTGATTTTCGTTTGCGTCCCCACGCCAACAGTAAACGGAAGACAAGATCTAACTGCACTCGAAGATACGTTTCAAATGCTCTCAGACATCGGCTTTAAAGGTGTCATTTGCGTCAAATCAACGGTGCTACCTGGCACAACACAAAAGCTATCGGCTAAGTATGACTTGGTAAAAGTCGTACATAACCCAGAGTTTTTAACTGCGGCAAAACCGTTTGAGGATTTCATGAATCAACCGGCAGTCGTACTCGGCGGACATCCAAACTATACGCTTGATGTCGCAAATGCCTATCGCAGAGCGGGCTTTACGAACATCGTTGAGCTCCCTGAGGCCAGAGCATCTGAGCTTGTTAAGTACATGCACAATTTATTTTTGAGCGTGAAAGTGTCCTTCTTAAACGAATTCTACGACGCCTGTGAATCAATGAAGGTTGATTATGAGCTGGTTAGACACGTCACTACTATTTTTGGCGGCATTGGTCATGGTCACACTATGGTCCCTGGCCCTGATGGTAAGCGTGGTTTTGGCGGCATGTGTTTTCCGAAAGACACTGAAGCTTTTTCGACCTTCGCAAAAGACCGAGGCGTCAAAATGGATGTTCTAGAGGCTGCGATCATTGGCAATAAACGGAGACGCGATGATGTCTGAAAACGTGTGTGCATTTTTTGCGATTGTTGGAATTCTTGCCTTAACACTTGCCATATATCTGCTTGGTGTTTTCGCGGCGGACGAGCAATACGAGAAAGAAATCGTGCGCGGCAATTTAATTATGGCTGAAGGCAATATGTATCGCTGTGAGCAAATTAAAGAGGCTAGCCGATGACTGATGAATGGCAGCACGTACGAACGAAAGACGTAAAGCCTATCGATCTATCGAGAGTGCATGTTGTGACGATGATATCAAACGTCGCACGTTTTCGCTCTCGCTATGATGCTTATCGCAGGTTTGCAAAACACATGCACGATAGTGGCGCACAGCTAACCACGGTTGAAGTTGCATACGGTAAGCGTGAGTTTGAGGTCACAGACAAAGACAATCCAAGGCACGTGCAACTGCGCACAGAGCATGAGGAGTTGTGGTTAAAAGAGCCAGCTTGGAATATTGGCCTAAGATCACTTCCTCAAGATTGGCAATACGTCATCTTTTTAGATGCCGATATTACTTTTACTAATAATCTTTGGTTATCCGAGACAGTGCATCAGCTGCAGACTTACATGGTCGTGCAACCATTTGCGCATGCGCTAGATATGGGGCCGCAACATGAAGTTATTCAAAAGCATAATGGCTTTGCTTGGTCGTATCACCAGAACATGTTTCAAGCGCCGCAAGGAGCAGGCACTGGCGGTTACTATGGATCAGAGCCAGGCAGACCCTTTTGGCATCCTGGTTACGGGATTGCCTTTAGACGCGAATGTTTTGAGGGAGGCGGCCTTGAGGGCCTACTTACGACGGGAATCCTTGGGAGCGGCGATCATCACATGTGGCTCGCCCTCATCGGAGAAGCGCATAGAAGTTTGCCAGGAAAAATCAGTGATGGATATCGAAAGCAAGTCTTATCATGGCAAGCGGATGCAGAGAGAGTTGTTAAACGCGACATCGGCTATACTCCTGGAACGATACTCCACACCTTCGGCGGATCAAAGCGTAAGCGGTTCTACGTTGAGCGATGGTCGATTCTAGAAGAACAAGAATTTAATCCAGATACAGACCTGCGAACTGATTGGCAGGGCTTACCTCAGCTTGTCGTAACAAACGATAGGCAGAGAAAGCTGCGCGATCTTTGTCGCGCTTATTTTAGAGCAAGAGATGAGGACAATCCGAATATTGATTAACTGGCCTTGGGCATAATGTACGTGAAGGCGTCGTGCGGAGTGTAGCGATGGCAAGGTCAGTTCTAAACGACCATTGTTGCACATCCTGACGTGTGTGTGAGTCCCCGAACACTCGAAATGTAACGACGCTATCGGGGCTACTTTGAAACGGAAATTAAAAGGAGATGAGTAATGAATGATTTAAAAATCCTGGTCGATAAAGAGATCGGTAACGACACAGAGCAAACGCGCATGAATATGCTCAAGTACGTAAACTACGGTCGACAATTGCAGCAACAAGAGTCTGGCCTCATGACCAAAGAGCAAGTTGATCTCATGCTTAAAATGCAGGCCGAGAATATTTTGGCAGAGATCGGCGTTGTCATGCTCAAGACAGCCGAAGCTCAGCGCGAAGTTGAGATGGTTTATGAGGATCAGGCGTTTGAGAAAATTAAAACGCAAGGCTTCGATATTAACGGCGACAATATTTCGATGTTGCTTGCTCAATTCGAAGAGCTACTTAAGACAACTGACGAAAAGCATACCGAGATCATCAAAACAATCCGCGAGCCAGGTCTTCAATCAATCCGTGAGAAATACTTAGGCGTACAAAGTGAAAATCAGCCAAGCGCTTGAGTTTTTAGAAGACTGCTTTGATGAATTTGGCGATCTCGACATCGTAAACCTTGCCTACAATGAAGAGGGCGAGGTTGTTGTCGAGCATGGCTTTGGCTTTAATGCCATCTCGGTTGAGGATCTAAAAACGAAAAAGACGAGAAAGTTTGTAGCCTTCGTTAATGCTCTGGTCGGTGACGACGGCATTATCCCGGCCAGTGCACCCAGGGGTAAGCATTGATGTCATTAAACGCTGAGGAGATCGCAGCAAGAGAGATTCTCTCGGCCAATGGCATTTACGGTCCATGGTATTTGCGACCATCGCAACTAGATATTTATGATTTACTGATTAGCGATAAAAACCCATTTATCGAGGCCTCGCGCCGTTTTGGTAAAACGACATCGATTATCGCTTTCGTAATGGAACAGCTACAAGCGAATCCAGGTTGGATTTGTCGATGGTGCGAACCATGGAAGTTTCAGGCGCGACAAATCGTAAAACCAATTATTGCAAAGATGCAGCGCTTTACGCCAAGAGATCGGCAATTTAAATGGACCACTGAGGATTCCGTCTACAAGCATCCAAATGGATCATTGTTTTATTTGGTCGGCGTAAACGACGATGGCGGTGAGTCGGCTCGGGGACCAGCAAGCAATATTATCGTCGCCGATGAGTATGGCTCATGGAAGGATGCGCGATACATCATAAACGACATCTTGCGTCCGCAATTGCAGGGCCAAGAGGGCCGCTGGATGATCCGCACGTCGACGCCGCCACCAGACTTGGATCATATCTTTTACGATGAGCGCGAGATTGCTATACGCAAAAAACGCTATATCAAAAAAATCATTTACGACAACGAGGCGCTTACCGAAGAGGAACTCTTAGAGATTATCGAGGAGTCCGGCGGCGCTGACTCTGAAACGTTTCGTCGTGAGTATCTCTGTGAGGATGTCATCGAGGCCAAGATGCAAGTCTTGCCTGAATACTCTGACACAGAAAACGTTGTGCCTGATGATTATCCTCGGCCACAGTTCTTTACGCCATACATCGCAGGCGACTCAGGCGCCGATGACAATACGGCATTGCTATTTGGCTATTATGACTTCGAGAAAGACGAGATCGTAATTGAGCGTGAGATGATCGAAAATGGAATGACAACCAAAGAGATCATCAAAGAGGGAAAGAAAATAGAGTCTGAGCTTTGGGGAGATGTTAAGCCGCATAAGCGCGTCTACGATGCTCCAAAGCAACTCATCTACGATATATTTGTTGAATACAAATGGGGCGTCATCATGCCCGACAAGGCCGATAAGACGGCTGCCGTGCACCTGCTAAGAAACCAAATTCAGTCGCGCAAATTTAAGATCAAAGAAAGTTGCACTGGTTTGCGTCGGCAGATGCGCGTTGGTCGTTGGAAAGACGAAAAGAAAACTGATTTCCAGCGCTCAGAAGGCCTAGGCCACCTTGACGCTATAGCAGCAGGCATTTACTTTAATAGAGCAATTGACAGGAAGTTGAACCCTAGACCGCATAACTACGGGTACGACCGCGAAACACAAATGATTAACCCGCACGCCATCTCGCGAGGTTCCACTGAAGACGCAATAGCGAAACTCTTCAGTGCGAAACTTAAAGCGAGAGGGCGGCGTTGAAGACTTACTTCGCAAACCTACCATCAGACGAAATCGTCGATGCGCTAATTGAGAAGCAAAAACAATTTAACAACTACATTAACCGCAAGGGTTTGCGTAGGCGTTGGCAAACCTCTTACGACATGTATTACGGCCGCCATTTTGGCGAGGGTAGCGAAGAGGGCACATCGGGCGTTGAGCTCGTTGGCGAAGATGGTGAGCTAACAGCATTTGGCGTAAACCATTATCGCAATCTCGTTCAACACATCTTAGCTCTTACTTGCTCACAAAACCCAACGGCCGATCCAAAAGCAAAGAACTCAGATCTTGAGTCTTTGCAACAGACACGGCTTGCATCAAACATCATCGATCATTATCGCACAGAAAAACGCATGAGCCGCCACATGGTAAGCGGAGCTGAGCGCTCGCTTGTTATGTCTAAGGGCTTTATTTACGCATTTTGGAATACCTCTCTAGGTAAACCACTCGTCCCGCAAATTGTCGTAGATAAAGATGGCCAGCCTCTTCTTGATGATAACGGCGAGCCGGTCGAGAAAATCCTACATGAGGGTGACGCTGACTTTACAGCGCTTAGCCCATTTGATGTTGCATACGATACGCACATCACGGATTGGACGAAAAACAAATGGGTTAACCTAAAACCATTTAAGGAAAACAAATGGGATTTGGCAGCAAAATATCCCGAGCACGCCGAGCAAATAGTTGGGCTCACGGGCTCTGATGAAATTGCAGAAGAGACGGGAAATAAAAAAGCGGTTGCTGATAAAGATGAAGACAGTGAGTCGGATTTAGTTCCGGTTTATGAGTTTTATCATCTTCGCACACCTAGCTGTCCAAACGGACGCTATGTAAAATACTTATCTAGCGGCATCGTGCTCTACGACGGTCCTATGCAATATCCGAAATTGCCTGTCTTCCGCATTACACCGGGGGAGCAGTTTGATTCGGCAGAAGGCTACACGCCTGCTTATGACTTAATTGTTTTGCAGCAGGTATTAAACGTCCTCTACTCAATTCCATTTACAAATCAACAAGCGCTTGGTGTGCAAATGCTATGGCTACCTGAGGGCGTTGATCTTGCTGACTCAAGCTTTAAGGGACTTGCCATCTTAAAAGGTGGCGCCATGGGCTCTGAGCCAAAGGGCATTAACTTAACCTCGACTGCGGCTGAGGTATTTAAAAACATCGAAGTCGTCGAAGGTGCGCAAGAAAAGCTCTCTGGCATTAACTCAACCGTTCGCGGTGATCCAGAGCATAACTTAAAATCATCAGTTGCCTTGGGCCGCATGCAGGCTATTGCAATTCAATTTGCATCAGGCTTTCAGCGCTCATGGGCTGAGCTAAACGAAGACGTTTACACGTTCCTTTTTGATCTCATCAAACTATTTGCCAAGACCGAAAAGCTAATCGCCTTAGGCGGTAAGCACAATAAGGGCGCTATGGCATCGTTTAACCAAGACAAGGTAAACCAAATCGAGCGCGTCTCGGTTGATCTTGGTAATGCCCTTGCTCGTACGGCAGCGGGCCGCATGGAAATGGCAGATAAATTTTATGAGAAAGGCGACATCTCAGCTAAGCAATGGATGCAGGTCGCATCGACTGGCCAAATTGATACGATTTTTGAATCAGAAGAGTCAGAGCTTGAGCTCATTAGAAAAGAAAACGAGTCGCTCCTTGAGGGAAAACCGGTTAAGGCGCTAGTTGGTGACGCTCATATCTTACACGGCAGAGAGCACAAGACCGTTATCAATGATCCATTCATCCGTGATCTAGCCGCAAAGGGCGACGCTAGAGCGCTTGCGATTGTTGAGGCCGTTACCATGCACATCCAAGAGCATGAAACTCTTCGCATGACGCAAACTCCGTTCTTTGGCGAAATCTCAGGTGAGCCGCCGCCACCAATGCCGCCTATGCCTCCGCCAATGCCGGGCCCAGGCGGACCAATGCCACCTCCGCAAGATCCAAATGCTCCGCCGCCGCCCGCGCCAATGGGGCCTGAGGCGCAACTGCCAGAAGCTCCGCCGATTCCTCCAATGCCCGAGGGTGTTGCGTGATTCGATGCGAGTTTACGGCAGTGATCTAAAGCATACGAAGGTCGTTTGTTCTGAGTGTGGGGAGACAATCCTGCAAGGCAAGCGACCGCAAAATAAAAAAGTAACTTACTCAGTTTGCGGGAAATGCAGGCGAGACAAAGAGAATTCAATTCGGAGGAAAGTAGATGAGTGATTCAGTGAGCACAGGTGGCGGAGACGCTGTCAGCGTCGATACGTCGACAGACAATGCATCGGATAATTTCGATTCACAAGATCAGACAGGACAAGAGTCTGGTCATACATCGACCAATGGCGGGCAAACACAAGGCCAAGGTCGCGACGCTAGTGGCAAATTTGCAAGCCAAAAGCCTGGGGCACAAAAAACGCAAGAGCCAGCTACACAAGAGGAGCTAGAAGAGATCGCTCTGGGTGCAATTAAGGGAAAAGTCCCTAAGGCACTCGCAAAAGCGATTAAGGATTTTGAGCGTGGCGCACGCACAAAGCTCTCTGAGGCCGCACAAGAGCGAAAACTTTTGCAGCTTGCTAAAACTGATCCGGATAAATTCTTTGAAGTAACAGGAATTGACGCCGACACGTTTGCAGAACAGCGTTTAGCGAGAAAATACGAGCTCATGCAGATGAGCCCTGAGCAAAAACGGGCTATGGAGCTTGAGCAAGAGCTCGAGCAATATAAGCAACAAGAGTTGCAGTCGAAATCGGGCGTAATTAACGACATCAAATCATTGCTCGGTGCCGATGCGCCTGAAAACCTTGAGCAATATGCAAAAGAAGACCTGCAAGCGTACCTTCAGCAACAGCAAGAGGTTGTGCAAAGAGAGCAGTCTGGACTTGAAAAAGAAGTTATCGAAGCTTGGAAGGAATCAGGTCTCCCGAAACACCGTCGCTTTGGTGCGATGATGTCTTATGAGATGCTCTCGCATCAAAAAAGAACGGGCGAGCCTTTACAAGCAAGCGAAGCTGCTGCTAGGGTTAAGTCAGCGTGGTCGAATGATGCTAAAGAGATTCTCGCGCAAATGGCCCCACAGGCCATCCACGAGCTTCTCGGTAAAGACACCATCCAAAAGCTACGCGACTACGACATCGAGCGAGTAACCGCTAAAGCGGCCCCGCAGATGAACCAAAATAAGCGCCCTGGATCTAATCCAGCAAGCCAAGAATCCCGTAAACCGATGAATGAATACGAATGGCGCGAGCATATTCGTAAGATGAAAGTTTAAAACCAACTTTAGAGCGCGATTCCGCAAGTCTTAAGCTCTAGGGCCAAAACAAATTTTAACTTAAGTGCATTTGCCATCTCCATGCGCGCAATGGAGACCTCTCATGGCTGATGTAGCTGAGAACCTAAACGCCTTACACAAAACCGTGTACAATGATGGCGTACCTGAACTCGTTCCTAATATCGCAGTCCTTCAAAAAGACATTAAATTTGAGCCAGGCAAAAAAACTGGCGACTACTTCGAAGCAGCTGTTCGCTTGGCTCTGCCAAACGGCTTCACGCACGAAGTTTCAGACGGCACAGCTGGCGTTTACTCGTTAAACGACGCTAAAGCCGGCACACAAAAGAAAGCGAAAGTTTACGGCTACCAAACCGTCCTTCGCGATCAACTCTCTTACGATGACGCGGCAAAAGCAGCTGGCGGCAAGCAAGCATATAAAGAAGGAACATCGTTTTTCTTCGAAGGTATGCAGCAAGCAGCACGCAAGCGCGCTGAAACACAGCTCCTTTACGGTGGCTCATCAATCGGCGAGGTTTTGACTTACACTGGCGGCGATCCTTCAGTTGTAATCAAATTGGCTGAGTGGGCTCCTGGTATCTGGTCGGGCATGCTCGGCGCTGAGATCGACGTACACTCTGGCTCAACAAGCACAGTGCGCGGATCAGTCACAATCGCAGCAATCGACATCGAAAACCGCAAGCTCACTTTGAGCGGCACAGTTACTGGCTGCGCAGCTAACGACAAAATTTACTTCAAAGGCGCTTACGGCAAAGAGATGACTGGTGTTCACGGCATCCTTACCAACACTGGCTCTTTGTTCAACATCTCGGCTGCGACTTACGAGCTTTGGAAAGCAAACAACGTTGCCATCACTGGCGCGCTTTCTTTCAAAGCAGTTAAAAAGGCGATTGCTAAAGCTGTAGGTAAAGGCCTCATGGAAGACGTAAACCTTTACGTTAACCCGCTCGGTTGGGATGACTTGGCTGAGGACATCTCTAGCCTTCGCACGACTGATAAAGGTGACATCAAGCGCGTTGAAATCGGTCATGAGGAGATCGTCTACGTTTCTCAAAACGGTAAGACAATCATCAAGCCTCACGCGATGGTTAAAGAGGGTTACGCATACGGCTTGTGCATGCCTACATGGCACCGCATCGGCGCATGCGACTTCCAAATGGGTGTTCCGGGCGTGGACGAAGGAAACGTGTTCTTCCACTTGGCTTCTAAAGCAGGTTTCGAAGCACGCGGTTTCATGAACCAAGCGATCTACTCTGAGAGCCCAGGTAAATCGTTCTACATCTCAGGCATCGTTAACACGACAGCTTAATAATCCAAATTTTGCAGTGGGCGGAGGAAACTCCGCTCCCTGACTCTAACCACTCTTAAGGCATAGGAGTCTTACACATGGGTTTATCCTTAATTAAAATCGAGCATCAAGACGCGCAAGTTGATATGGAGCGCCAGCTTTTGGCTGACTCTGTAAACAACCGCTTCCAATTCGGCCAGCGCTTGATGGCTTACGTTCGCAAATGCATGGGCGGTCAAAAATCAGTAAAAATGGTTGTTGGCATTAACGCTCAAAAAGCATCCGGCACATTCACTGGCACATCAGTCATTGCAACAGATGCAATCTCAATCAACGGAGTAACATTTACGGCTGTAGCATCTGGCGCAACTGGCAACCAATTTAATATTGGTGCTGATGACGCTGAAACAATGGCGAATTTAGCTGCGGCAATCAATGCATCGGTAACTGCACTCGTAAGCGGATATGTAACTGCATCATCTGCTCTGACTGTTTGCACGGTCACAGCTGCACTCCCTGGAATTTTAGGTAATGCGGTTACGATCGCAAGCGCTGATGCGACTATCGTGGCATCTGGTGCTCGCTTAACTGGCGGCGATCAGGGTGCGACTGAGAAAACTTACTACTTCGGCTCAGCATCTTAATTAGGGGGCTTAAATGGCTGGAACATTAACGGTCACGCGTGAGGTCCGAAAGGGCGATCACAAGGGTGCGAAGCTCATTCAAAAAATTAAAGTCGCGTGGACATCGGACGCATCGGGTAACGCTGATACGTCTATCGAAAACCTCCACGGATTTTTAGTTAAGATGGTCACTGATCCAGATGGCTCAGCGGCACCGACAGATAACTACGACATCACTTTAGTTGATGAGCTTGGTATTGATGCGCTTGCCGACGCTGGTCTTAACCGAGACACAGCAAACACAGAGCAGGTTTATCCAATTGCTACCGGTGCGCAAACGCCGGTGCTCTTGTGTGGCACGCATACGTTTACTGTCGCCAATGCTGGTAATGCAAAATCCGGTGTGGCGTACCTTTATATTGTTGAATCTCTTTAATCGAAGAGAGGCACGAGAATGACGAGAATTCCCAAGAGCGTTTTGGCCTTTGTCGTATCGGTGTATGCTGTCGCATCTCTTGCGGCAGTCACCGTTAACGTGAATGGCTCAAATCACACGATTCCACAGACAAACGAGAAGGGCTGGGGCGCAAACGTCACGGCCTGGATTCAAGCAATCTCTCAATACACTCTGCAGCCATCGGGCGGCTCGTTTACATTAACGGCCGATACTGATTTTGGTGGCTCCTTTGGATTGAAGTCGATTTATTACAAATCGCGCGCACTCAACCCGGCTGGCACTGGTGTTTTACGTCTTGGTAATACCGAGACAGTTGCATGGCGAAACGCTGCAAACAGCGCAAACTTGCCGCTAACGGTAAACGCCTCAGACCAGCTTACCTATAACGGTGTCGTGCTTTCGAGCTCAACCGGGCCAACTCATCAAGACTCACTTTTCAGCATTTATGACGATGGTGATGCGACAAAAAAGATCGCGTTTCAAGCAAGCGGCATCACAACAGGCACGACTCGCACGCTTACGATGGCTGATGCCAACGTTGATCTCGCTGATGTTTCAAACGCAACAAGCGCTAATACAGCATCGAGAATCGTAAAGCGCGATGGCTCTGGGAATTTCTCAGCTGGCACTATTACAGCAACGCTAACTGGTAACGTAACTGGTAACTTGACCGGAAACGTAACCGGCAATGCTGATACATCAACAGCTCTTGCGGCGAATCCAACCGACTGTGCCGCCGACACGTATGCAACGACAATCGGCGCAAACGGCAACCTTACATGCTCTACAGTCTCAAACGCTGGCCTTGCCGGATCGATTGCATGGTCAAAGATTGCAACTGGCAATAACTATCGACTTATCGCAACTAATGGATCGGGCGCGGCGAGTGAAGCCTCAGCAATTACGGCGTCTCGTGCGCTTATCTCTGATGCCAATGGTATTCCTACTCATGCAACCACGACTGCAACTGAGATCGGGTATGTCAATGGTGTTACGAGCGCGATTCAAACGCAATTAGATGCGAAGGTCGCAAAATCCACACTCACGACAAAAGGTGATGTGTATGTAGCTACTGGGGCAAGCACGGTTGTTCGTCAAGGTATCGGCTCAGATGGCCAAGTACTGACTGCCGATTCTGCGCAAACGAACGGACTTAAGTGGGCAACGCCCGCTAGCGCTCCAAGCTCATCTTACGAATTATCAAACCTTGGCCTTGCGGCGAGTGTCGGCTCAAACGCACTAACAATCGCGCTAAAGGATTCATCTGGCTCTGATCCTTCTGCTGGTAGCCCAGTAAAGGTAGGATTCAGAAATGCGACATCAGCGACTGGACAATATGCGCAAGTAAGTACAACAGGCGCAGTATCGCTTGTTATTTCTAGCGGATCGACTCTTGGCCACACGTCGGCTGTTGCTGAATACGTTTACGTTTATGCGATTAGCAACTCGGGAACCCTCGAGCTTGCAGCATCAAGCAATCTCTACGATGACGGCTCAATCGTAACTACGACAGCCGAGGGTGGCGCCGGCGCTGCCGATTCTCGCACGGCGATTTACTCAGCGACTGCTCGTTCAAATGTAGCGCTAAGACTCATTGGAAGGATTCAATCTACTCAGGCGACGGCTGGCACGTGGGCGACGGCGGTATCGGAAATTAGTCTTTATCCATTCGTGGCCGACAAAATAGCCTCAAGCTCAACTGCGCCAGAGCGAGTCGAAAGGGTCGTTATCAATAATAACGGTTCGGCGTGTTCTATCGCATCTCAGTCTGGAAACTGGGCATCATCACCAACAAGAAATGGAACTGGAAGGTGCCAAATTACAATTGCGACCGGATATTTTACCGCCGCTCCGACCTGCGTTTGCGTTCCGCTAAATTCTACATCGGCTGGCGCATCTTGTTGGCTAGATAACGGGCTATCGTTGTCCGCGACACTCATGGGATTCAAAACAGCTGCAAACAACGCAGTTGCAGATATGACAATGTATGTAATCTGCATGGGGACGCGATGAAAACAATATTTCTTTTAGCATTCATTCTCGCGGGAGTTTTGTTTCTCACGTCATGCGCAACAACGCATGTGATGAAAGACTGCGAACAGGTCAATGGCGGCACGTATTTCTTCTGCAAAAGACAGTACAAGGTTTGGAATTAGAAACGCCATGGAGGGCGTAAAGTTGTGAGCAATAAAGACGTATCAAACTGGAAAATATCGCTACCGAATTTGTTGGTTTTAATGAGCATGGTAGTGGGCGTCACAACTTGGAGCTTTCAGACGTTTCAATCCAAAGAGGTCGCACACCGAGAGCATGCGCAGTTTGATGCAAGAATTCAGGCTGCCGAGGGTGAGATTAGAAACATGCACAGCACGATAAGCGATGTTGCAAAAGATGTAAGTTATATTCGCGGGCGCCTAGAGCCTCGCGTAAAAGGGGAATGAGAATGATGAACAACAAATTAGGCCTTCGCCAAAGATTGCTTGAGAAGCTTCTCGATGTTTTCGCTGAGTTGCCAGATGCAGAAGAGGCAAAGCCAGAAGGCGCAAGCCTTGAGGTTATGGCTGTAGAGGGCGAGCAACCTGAGGGTGACGAGCTCGATCTATCGAGCGAGGGCGAGACTGAGATGCCTGAGGGTGAGTTGCCAGAGAAACTTAAAAACTTGAAAGGCTAATAAGCCATGTCGGTTTTTACTGAAGACTTATTTGAAGAGGCAAAAAATCGGTCGTTTGCGCCAATTTCGCAGCAAACATTTACGACCGAGAAGCTAAAGACAATTGCCAATGCTGAGTTGAGCTTAAAGCTTGTTAAAGACATCTTTGGAGTCAGAGAGGATTTCTTTGAGGCCACAAAAGATGTTGCTCTGCCAGCCGGAACGGCGCGAGTCGCTATTCCAAAGCGTGCTATTGCCTCAACCTTTAGGTCTATTTGGTATGTTTCTGGCGGCGAGATCCAGCATGAGCTTGACCGCGGTGATGACTCTGATTTCTCGCGCTACGCTGGCCAAACCGGCACACCTGAGCGCTTTGTTTTAGTAGGAGATGAGGTTTACCTTTTACCTCGCCCCGCTGACTCAAACGGCAGCATTCGGTTTTTCTACTATGCAAGGCCAAATAAGCTCATTGAAACCTCAAGCTGCGCAAAAATCACTGGCATTACAACCGTAGGCGATACGACAACACTTGATGTCGATACCGATTTGACCGAGAGCCTAGAGGTTGGCGATGAGATCGACTTTTTGGCGTCGACAAGCCCGTTTATGCTTTGGGCCGAAGAGGTTGAGGTTTTAGCGATCAGCTCAACGCAAATTCAGGTCGCAAAAGCCGATATTGTCGATGAGGTTAGCACTGTCGAACCTAGGGTTGATGATTACATTTGCCCGACAGGCTATTCCAATATCCCTATGGTACCGATTGAGTTTCATCCAGTGCTTGCGCAAATGGTTGCAGCAAGAATGCTTGCGGCACTCGGAATGAACGATAAGCTTGCGCTCGCAAAGGGTGAGTTAAAAGAGCTACGCGATGAGGCAAAAGGTTTAATTAAAAACCGTGTCGAGTCCAAACCAAAGTTGCTAAAATCAGGGCGTCGCGGTCTCATTGCAGCGTTTTCGAAGTAAAAAATAAATCTTGTCCCGCAGTTTTTGCCATCTCCAAGGCTTGAGATAAGTGGGCGATAAGATAACAAAATGTCTGGGGCTTGTTTCCCAGTACAATCCGCTAACGGTGGCGCCTGGTGCGCTACTTAAGGCGAATGATTGCATGATCCGCAGGGAGCATATCCTTGAGGATCGTCGCGGTCATAAAGTCTATGCCGAGCTCTCAAACGACATCACGCAGTTTTTAACTTACCAAAATAAAGTCATCGCACATGAGGGCACAGCCCTTAAATACGATGATGGCGCAGGTACATTTGCCGCTTACAGCGGCTCTTATTCAGCGCCTACAAATTCTCGGGTTAGATTTGCTGAGGCATTCTCAAACCTCTACGCCACAACAAGCCTAGGCGTAAAAGTATTTTCAAACGTCACGGGCACAGCCGGCCGCTTAGCCGGCGCACCTCGCGCACTTGATCCAAGCTACTCTCTTACCGGCGTTGCTGGATTTTTAGATAATAACGAGCAATGCGCGTATCGCCTTTTAATTCAGCGAACCGATGCTAATGACAACGTAATTAGGGGCTATCCTTCGCAGCGTCTTTGGGTTGTAAACTCAGCCGGCGGCGCAAGAAACGTCATTCTCACCATGTATTTGCCAAGCGAGTGCATAGCGGGTGACGTAATTAAGGTTTATCGCACTGAAGCCCAAACTGGTGTTGCGTCCGATACCTCGGGCGATGAGATGGGCCTTGTCTACCAATACGCTGCCACATCGACCGACATTTCAAACGGCTATGTGAGCTTCACTGATTCAGTAACCGATGATTTGCGTGGCGCGACTATTTACACAGCGCCAAGCCAAGAGGGTATCGCGCAAGCAAACGAGCGTCCGCCTTTAGCTAAGGACGTTGCGCTCTATAAAGACAATTTCCTCATTTATGCAAACGTTCAGACAAAGCAGCGCTTATTTATCTCACTTGTCGGTACATCGGGCCTATCGGGCCGCACGATTACTTTGGGCGGCGTAACTTACAACTTTGGCGCATCTGAGATTCTATCAGGCGGCGGAAGTCCGCAAGTGTTAGTGAGCGCAACAGGCGTTGCGGCAGTCGACATTGACGAAACCGCACGCTCGCTTGTGCGAGTCATCAATCGTTATGCATCGAACACGACTGTTTATGCATACTACTTAACTGGCCCTAGTGATTTGCCAGGTCAAATCATGATCGAGGAGCGCGGCGTGGGTGCTGCCGCATTCACTGTGCAATCATCTGACACGACGATTGCTGGAATGTTCTTCCCATCTCCGCCAGTGAGCCCTGCGACGAATTCAGAATCAACGAGCACAAATTCAATTCAGAAAAACGCGCTTTATTTCTCTAAGTCCAGAGAGCCCGAGCATGTGCCGGCACTCAATTACGTTTTTGCTGGCAGCGCGAATGCTGAGATTTTACGCATTATAGCCTTAAGAGATTCTGTCATTATCTTAAAAGAGGACGGGGTTTTCCGTTTAACTGGCGAGACGCCGCAAAGCTTCTCGGTCGTAAAGGTCGACGATACTGTTTTCTGTGCAGCCGCAAATTCAGTCGTAAAGCTTGCGAACCAAGTCTTTATGCTCTCAAACCAGGGCGTTGTTGCGATCTCTGAGAGCGGGGCTGAGGTCATCTCTCGTGAGATTAGCCCGAACGTCTTGCCTCTACTTACTGTGACTGATCTTGCCGATATGACGGCAGCTTTAGGCTATGAGTCTGAGGGCTGTTATTTCCTATCGACCATTACGGCGCTCACCGATGAGGTTGCAACGCAAACTCTCGTTTACAACATTTATACGCGCACATGGGTTCGCCACACATATGCATTTGTCGCAGGCATTGTGGAAAAGCGTGTAGACAAAATGTATTTCGCAAAGCCCGATGAGTCGACAGTCTACATTGAGCGCAAATCCTTTACCGATGCTGATTACGCCGATCCAGAGTCGAGCATTACGATTACCGCAATCGATGGCGAGACAGTTGATTTTACTATCGCTGGCACAACGCCATCTGTCGGCTGGACAATCGCACAAGGTACCACAGAGCTTGCAATAGCAGAGATGGTTTCAATCTCTGGCGGGTACCGCGCAACACTTGAGGCGTCTTTACCAGATGATTGGGCAGTTGGTGCGGCAACAATCTATCCGCCGGTCGGAATGGATGTTGAATGGCATGCGATCACAGGCGGTGCTCCAGACCAAATCAAGCAATGCCCGGTTGCGGCCGTACTTGGCGACGATACGTTATCAGACAACTCAGCTACTCAACTGACTTTTACTTTTAGAACCAATTTCGATTCTGAAATTGATGAGGTCAGCATTGTGCAAGATCGCGCAAGCTGGGGTTCTGCATGGGGCACTAGCCCCTGGGGCGGCGGTGCGGATCCAGTCGGTTATCCAACGTACGTGCCACAAAATAAGCAGATGTTTACGCGTCTCACTTTCGGCGTGAAGCATATTTATGCACGACAAAAAGCCGTCATTGCGGGCTGCGCATTTGAGTATGCGGGAGCTGCGACAAGGATTGGTCGATGAAGCTGGGATTAATTAGTCGCATTACAAATGAATCTCTCGGCAACGCTAAAGACGTGCCGAAGTGGTTTCAAATGTCGCTCGTTGTGCTCAATGACTTTATCGAAAAAGTCGGCAAGGCACTGCTCGGGAATCTCACGTTTGCAGATAACTTCTACTGCAAAACGGTAACGCAAGAATTTGAGAGCGGCGTTGAAGCAGAAGTAAGTCCTAGGAGAAATCCCGGCGACTCGGTTCGCGCAAGCGGCGTGCTCCCACTTAATTGCGGCGGCTTAACTTTAGATAAATTTAAATGGCAGAGAAAAGATAACGGCAACGTTGGCGTGACTTTCACTTTCGATGGTGGCGGTACGGCAACTTGCTCGATTTTGATTTTATTGGAGTAGACATGGCTTTTATCAATGATGATGACAAGCTCTTAGAGAATCAGCAGAACGACCCGCAAAACTCATTAGGCGGCGGATCTGCATTCGTTGGTGCATCGGGCGGTGCTGATGTTGGTGGCGGGCAAGTCTCGCATGCAGGCGTCGGTAAAGGCGGAACGGGCGGTTGGACGAATATCCAAAGCTATCTCAACGCAAACAAAAACAACAACTCAACCGCGAACACCATCAATAGCCAATACGGCTCGGCACTCGCTGAGGATGAGTCAAAAATACAGAACGAATCAACAAAGGCAAGATCGGATGCTGAGGGACAGCGCAATTCAATGCGCTCACTCTCTGATAACCTTAATAATAATATCAGCACAGCAATGGGTGGCGATCAGCAGACCAAAGATAGTATTGCTAATCAGTACCGCACAGCTTTTAGCCAAGGTTACCAGGGCCCGCAAAGCTACTCGGCACAAATGAGCTCCAAGTCGCAAGATTACGGCTCTGATTTAAAGAAAAACTTTGGCGACTTCCTTGGTTCGTTCTACAGCCGCGCAACCAACGGCGCGAACATGTCGACGGGCCAACGTACTTTGCAGAATCAGCTTGATACAAATAGCGAGTCAGCTGCGAATGCATACAGCGACCAGGCTGCTCGCTACAGAGCTTTAGAAAATCTAGCTCTATCAAAGAACCAAGAAACCAACGACGCGATCAACAGCGCTCGCACTGATTATCAGACAACTCACGACACGCTAAAGGGTGATCTTGAGGCGGCATCGAGTTTGACTGGCCCCAAGGTTGACATAAATCGCACGAATACGATTCGCAGCTTCCTTGGTCTTGATCCGATTGCAGCGCCAGAAAGCTCATCAACCGGCAATTTACCGCAATGGTGGGATTTCCAAGGCCCTAGTTACACACAAAATATACGCAATCAGGACCTGGTTAACGGAACAGTTACACCAGGAAATGAAGCGGCAATTGATTCGCTCTACGAAGAAACTGGCTTAAAGAGGGTTAAATAATGGGATTATTTGGACGCAGCAAGAGCGAAAAACAAGCGATGGCTCGTGCGATGCAAATTGCCGAGGATAACGCCGCCTACATGAAGGGCCTTGAGCTCCCAGAGCTTGAATGGCGTAACTTTACGCCCGAAGAAATGGAAGCAACGACCATCTCTGAAGATCCAGCGTTAAGACAAATTCAACTTCGCGCTCTAGAGAAAATGTCAGGCCTTGCCGAAACCGGATTGTCAGCAGAAGACGAGCTTGGCTTTTTCAAAGCTCGCCAAGTTGGCGATCAGATGGCTCGCGCCGGAACACAGAACGCGATTGAAAACGCAGCCGCTCGCGGCGTGGGTGGCTCAGGTTTAGAGTTTGCAATGCGTGAATCAGCAAGCCAAGGCGGAGCACAAAGGGCACAAGAGGCAGCTTTAGAGCGTGCAGCAGTGTCGGCAAGAGAGCGTGCGCTTGCTAACCAAGCTTATGGTCAAGCGGCTGGCGGTGTTCGCTCGCAAGACTTAGGTGTAAATCAAGCCAACACGAATATCATTAACCAGTTTAACCAAGCCAATACCACGGCTCGCAACAATGCTCAGATGTACAATCGCGAGCAGGCGAATGCGACGAAGCAACAGAATTTCCAAAACGATTTCCAAAAACGTGGCGCCGTGACTGGTGCAAATCAGCAAGTAGCACAAAACTACTTAGCTGATGCAGCCAGCTCAGCAAGCAATCGCAATGCAATGATTGGCGCTGGCATTGGCGCAGGGACAGCGATAGCAACTGGTGGCGCAAGCTTATTTGGTGACGCGGCTAAAAAGAAAGCGGGGACGTGAGATGGGTTTCGAGTATGATCCAGAAGAACTAGAAAACGAAGCACGCAAAACGCGTTTACAGAAAACCGCACTTAGCTCTTTAGGTGATGCGGTTAACTCGCTTACATCACGTCGCTCGGCGGCTGAGATTTTACTTAATCAGCCAGTGCAAAAATCAACTGCTGGCGATTCTCTAAAGACTTTCGCGCAAAACATGGAAGATCCATGGGAGCGTCAAAAGAAAACTTACGAGAATTACATCAGTGCGAAAAACGCTGGAAAACTCGAGCGTGAGGATGCTGAGTACTCAGAGAAGAAAGATCCTAACTCTAAATCATCTAAAGCGCTTCGTTTGCTTGCGCCTCGTTGGGGCATCGCGGTCACTGATGATATGTCTGCACACGATATCGAAAAGATGATCGATCCGAGAAAGATGATGGAAACTGAGGCGATTCGTGCGGCTGATAATGCTGAATGGGATCGGCGCTTCTCCAAAGAGTCAGCAGAAAAAGCAAGAGCTCGCGCCGCTGAAGCGGCAGCAAAAGAAAATGGCCGCACCGAAGGCACTAAGGCAATGGATAAGGATTATGCCAAGGAATATAACGATTGGGTTTCGAGCGGTAAAAGTACCGTTGAGAAAAACCTTGAGCGCCTACGTAACGCTAAGAAAGTTCTCGAGTCAGAGACTGGTGCTGATTATTCGGGCGGCTTTGTAGGTCTTGTGCCTGATAAGCTTCGAAAAATTACAAATCCGAACGCAATCGCCACACGCGATGACGTGCGGGCGGCTGCACAGGGAGCGCTAAAGGCAACGCTTGGTGCGCAGTTCACCGAAAAAGAAGGTGAGCGCATCATGAATCAGGCTTACGACGAGCAATTGCCTCCTGCTGAAAACGCTAAGCGCATTCAAGCAGCAATCGACGAGCTCACGAAAAACCAAGGCGTTAATGATTCTCGCGCTCGATTCTGGGAGCAGAACAAAACTCTTAACGGCTTTGAAATGGATCGCGCTCGGCCAGTACTTGCGGGAACGAATGAAGGCAAAAAGATCAAGAAGACGCAAACGAATCAAAAGACTGGCGAAAAGCGAGTTATTTACGAAGACGGTTCGACCGAAATCATTCCCGGCAACGCTACGGCAAGCAGGTAATAAATGAGCGATTGGGTTGATGATCCAGAAATTGAAATAGAGACCGAAGAAACCGATTGGGTTGATGACAAAGCTCCCGTGCCTCAACCAGAAGAAAGCACAGGAAGGCAACTTGTTCGCGGCGCAATCGATACGGTTGTGCCGGCGCTCGGCGCGATCGGTGGCGGAGTACTTGGCGCTGGCGCTGGGCCCATCGGCGCGGTCGGCGTAGGCGCTCTAGGCTATGGAATGGGAAAAGAAGGCGCTCGCCATTTAAAGAAACTCATTCTTGATGATGACACCGATGCAAAAACATACGGTGAGCTCGTTACGCGTCCGCTTGGTGATATGGCTGAGGGTGCGACGTTTGAAATTGGCGGACAAGCTTTAGGTCAAGGCATTCAGGCGGCAGGCAAAGGTTTTAAGACTGCTGGCGAGGCGCTAGCACCACGCCTTAAAGGCAATGCCGATGACATCATTGCAGCAGCCAAGCGCCTGGGATTTACGCCGACGCCCGGGATGATCAAAGAGGGCAAAACCCTTCAGGGGCTAGAGTCTACTTTGCAGCAATCGCCTGGTATGGGCGGCTGGCTTGTTCGTAGACAAACTAAAAAAGCAGTCGAGAAAATGGATGAAGTCCCTCGCTTGCTTTTAAAAGACTCAACGTCTTTAACGCCGCATGAGCTTGGAAATAAAGTTAAGACCGGCATCGAGCAAACGGTATCAAAGCGCTTCGAGCCACACAGAACGGTCTTTAAAGAGCTAGCCGAGAGTACTCCGCATATTCCTGTCGGCGAGAAAAGCTTAAGCCGTGTGGCAAAAAATATTGGTGGCTTCGATGAGGTAAGGCTTTTACCTGGCTCGCCAGCGGCAGCGGCAGCAGAAAAATATGCTGGCTCACTTGCTGGCGTTCGGTCTGTTAAAGACTTACAAAAAATACGTCAAAACGTAGGCACACGCCTAGGTGATCCTTCGGTTTCAAACGAAGAAAAAGCTGTGCTCAATGAGATTTACGCAAGGCTTACGCGCCTAGAAGAGAATTCTCTACAGCGTGGCGCGATCGATACCATGCGCGGCTTTGCGCAAAAGCCTACCGGCAAAACTGGCGACGCATTGGCAGGTGAGGGCGAAGCTCTTGCTAAAGAGTTGCTTGATAAAATGCGTGGTGCAAAAAAAGGCTTCTCGACCGGTATGGGTGAACTCCGAGAGCTCTCTGGCAACGCTCGTATTCGTGGTAAACTCCACGGGCCGGATAATTTCGTTGAGAAAATCGATGACATCCCAAGCGAAAAACTAGTCGACCGCCTGTTTCCAATGAATGATCAGCGCTTGCTTGGCTCTGTCGAAAAAACATTCCCAGAGCAGTTTGCTGATTTAAGGCAAGGTAAGCTTGCGCAAATCCAGCGCGGCTCACTTGATATTAACGGTGTACCGTCATCATCGAAGTTTCTCACTCAGACAAATAAAATTGATCAGTATCCAGAGAGCATGAAAATGCTCTTCGGTGATGAAGGCGCTCAGAAGTTCGCGGACTTCAAAACGGCTCGCAGCGCATTCCCAGAGCGGATTGGGCCGAGCGGAACACCGCAAGGAAATGCATTCTTTAACTTCGCAAATCCGGCAACGCACATAAAAGATGCTGGCAATTATCTCGCATATAAAGCGCTCGACTCAAAGACCGCTGAGAGGGTTGCTAATTTCCTAATGCGCTCACCAAAGTTTGCAAAAATGGCGCAGGAAAACCCACAAGCGTTTCAGGCTGCCGTAATACAGTTTGGTCAAAAGGTGCATCCATCTGGTGCGGCCCTACCAAAGGCAGCTGGCACAGAGCGCGGACAAGAGTCGATTGCATCGCAAGAACCAGTTTCAGAAGAGGACGCACAGAACGCATTTATTGAAGGTAATTAAACAGCAGTCCAGTTGACGGTATGCCATATGCTTTCGTACGCTGGATTTCTCAAAAATAGCTCTAAAGGCTTCCGCAAAAGCCATCTCCTTTTTTCAACCCCCCAAACTTTGGGAAAAGGAGATTTCATGTCAGAACAAATCGGCATTAAAGAAACAAAAGAGGCAGTAGAGGCCGTTCTTGCTATCTCTAAATTCGTTGCAGCCCGCGCAAAAGATGGCGTTGGTGCTGATGACGGTATTGCACTCGTTCAAAAGCTTCTCACCGACGAAGAGTTTAAAAAAGTTCTTGAGGCTGGCGTTGAGGGAGCAAAGCAAATCCCTTCGGAAGTAAAAGACCTATCTTTAACTGAATCAGTTGAGCTTATCGTCATGGGCGGCAAAGCGGTTGTCGAAATCGTTGGCGAGCTTCGCAAGTAATGGTCTTAAAAGTAATCACCGCGATTATGGCGGTAAGAGACATTCTGAAATACGCACGGGAACTGTGGGATCTTGCAAAACGAATGCGGGAAAACGACCAAATTCGCAAAGACGAGCAGGCAACACTCGAGAAATTAAAAAACGCAAAGACAGCAAATGAGGTTGAGGATGCGGCTCGCGATTCTCTTGGCGGTTTCTAGTCTCTTGGTTTCATGTGTGAATCGTCCAAAGGGGCTCATCTGTTTGGTTGATGCCCCCGAGGACCGCTCACGCTCACGCCGTATTTGCTTTGATCTAGAAAAAGACTTCGATAACGAAGGTAACGTTTTGAAATCGGCAACGCCAAAGATTCAAGATGCGTGGACCACGTTTGATCTAAACAAGCACACCTGTTTTGACCCAGACACATGGGCCTCTGTGAAAACCTACCTACGTCAAAAATCTAAGAGTTGTAAATGAGCTATAAGTACAGTCAGCGCTCAATGAAAAACCTCTCGCAGTGTCATCCTGATTTGCAACGAATCGCATTCGAGCTCATCAAGGAAATGGATGTCGTGGTTATCTGCGGTCATCGCGGCGAAAAAGAACAAAACGAAGCTTTTGCTAATGGCACATCGAAGCTTAAATTTCCAAAGAGTAAGCACAACAAAACGCCAAGTCTTGCAATGGACGTCGTGCCTTATCCGATCAACTGGGAGGCGCGTGCTAAGTTCTTAGAGATGCGTGAGAGAATGCGAGCAATCGCAAAACGCCTAGGCATTCCAGTGCGTTTTATCTCTTGGGATCTTCCGCATATCGAACTCACAACGAAGTAGGCGAGTAGGTCGAGCAATCGGAATTATGGCAAAGCCTGTAGTTATCACCTTGTTTGGTATAGCTATAGGTGCCATTTAGCGTTTCGCATTGCTCATCATCACCATCGCCCCATTCGGTGCAAAACATTGCTTCAAACGTGCCGCTTGTTGAGCTCGCGCTATTGAACGAAATATTGCAAAAGCAATCGTTCTGCTCGCGTCCAAAGCGATAATAGAAAATGAACCATGTATCGGGCCGAGGGCACCCCATGACTTCGGTTGAGAAAACGTCGCCGGTTGATGAATCAGCATAAGGGTTAGTGAGCTCGTCTCCGAACTCGTCCGCTTGCTGAGCGGAAACGACCGGCTCTCGGGCGCAGCCGATACCAAGTAATATAAAAATCACGCAAGCCAGCTGCGCAAATTGCATTCAAACCTCAATTGTATTTATCGGGATTTATTGAGGTCTTGTTTACTTAAGAAATCTTAAATCAAGTTAATTTGATATTGCCCCGATCAAAAGACGTACAGCACGTTAGCGTCTAAAGGTGATACATCGTGAGCCCAAAAGAACGGCTTATTTTTTATCTTGCTTCTGCTTTAGAGATTCTCCTAGACGAAGACTCTCAAACGCTCGCCGAACAAGCGACGAAGCGTCTTGTTGACGAGATAAACCAAGAAGCGAAAAAACCTTCTGCCGATCGGCAGGTTTTGCCCTTTCGAAAGCGAGCATCACGGCGGCGCACTCTTCGAGACTAGGGCGATCATCTATTATCGGCACCACTTCTTGATGATTTTCCGGTGCCACATAAAACAGTTCAGCTGGCGTGCAGCCGATTTTTTCACAAATAGTGTTAACTGACTTGGACGTGAATCCTATTCGGCCCTTCTCTAGGCCAGATAAATAAGACTGCTTAAAACCCAATTTGGCCGCAAATTCGCCCTGATCTGCTCCTGATTTATCACGCAGGCGACGTAAATTTTGGCCAAAAATCCTTTTAATATTAGACATTTACACATCCAATGTGAAAATGCGTTGACTTTGTATAACAATGGTTGTTAAATAGCCGTATGGACTTCAGAGAAGAAAAGAAACGTGTTGCTAGAGAATTTAAGGACGCGATTGAGGGCGCGGGCATTAGCCAGACCTCGATGGCAAAGCGCCTTAACTTGAGCGTGCCGTATTTAAATAGGGTTCTGAAGGGTACGCAGGTACCGTCGGATGACCTTATCAACGAGATGTCTCGGCTAACGACGGCAATCAAGGCTAGTGGCCTCACGGCAACAGGTTAATACGTAAACATTTATAAACTTTACACGCCCTAGGGCGAATTTAAACTGTTTGGCTATATGCGTCAAACGTAATGGATTTTTACGCAATCTTTACAGGAGAAGAGTGCATGAAAACGAATTTAAGAGGTGCTCAGGCATGAGCAACCTACCTGCTTTAAAGAACTCATTCCCGAGTCCGCAAGAATTCACGGCGATTAAGGAGCTCGGCGCTATGGCCGTTAAGTCGGGCCTACTTCCGACTTCGGTCAATACGCCCGAAAAAGCGGTCATCATCATTCTTAAAGGTCGCGAGCTCGGTATCCCACCAATGCAGGCCTTTTCATCAATCGCGGTCGTAAACGGCAAGCCTACGATGTCGGCAGAGCTCATGGCTGCGATGATCTACAAGAACGTGCCCGGCGCGATCATCAACTATCTCAAGTCAGATAATAACGAGTGTGTAATCGAGGCTCAGCGACCAGGCGGAAAACCAACACGGTTTTCATTCTCAATGGAAGACGCTAAGCGCGCAAATCTCGTTGGTAAGGGGCCTTGGCAAACCTATCCAGCTGCCATGCTCCGCGCTCGTTGTTTGTCGGCAATGGCAAGAGCAATGTTTGCCGACGCCTTAAGCGGTGTTGTGTATACGCCAGAAGAGTTGGGTGCCGAGATCGATGACGACGGAAATGTGCTAAGTGTTCCGCCAGAAGTCGATGCTCCGCCGGTCGTTGATGTGACGCCTGAGAGCTTTGAGCCGCCTCACAAGAAGTCCGCAACGTCTGTGGACTTAAATGTTCTTGGAGATTTCCGAGTATCATTTGGAATTCACAGCGGTAAGCGCCTTAAGGATTTGTCCGTTGGCGAGTGGGTCAGGTATCTCGAGAAGCTTGAGTACTTTGCCGAGAAAAATGGCGAGCCCCTCTCGGATCAAGCCCATTATTTTAAAGTCGCGCTCACTCGTTACCGCGCAGCGCGTGCAGGCGAGTATGTCATTCCATTTGGAACACTCAAAGACCTTCGCATTAAAGAAGTTGAGCTAAGTCAGCTCACGGAAGTTGCGGAGAAGGTTCAAAGCGACGCCCTTAAAAAATCTGGCGAGCTATCAGAAGACGAAAAGAATTTCCTGGCTTGCGTCGGTATCATGCAACTCGCGCACGAGGTCGGTATCTAATGGGCTGGGTGCGAATCGGCGCCGCTGATGGCGAAACAATTTATGATTCTCGTGAGGATGACTTATCCGAGAGCGATGCCGATTACATCGCACAGCTAAAGAATTTCACAAATAAGCAAACTGATCCGGCCGTAAAGAAACATGCAGAAGAGTTAACCGAAGCGGCACTTGCTCGAATTGAGCAAGAGAAATTTGAACGAGAGCTTGGAGTTGATTTTTATGATTAGCAATATGCCAGAAAAAAAGCTTAAGAACTTTGACGAATTAAAAGCAGAAATGGAATCGAAAGGTTCTCTCACAAAAGACGAAATCAATATGTACATGCACCTAGCACACCAGGCCGGCATGCGCCTTGGATCTAAGGTTGTGTCTGAATCATTTAATGAGCTTGTCGATGCTTTGCTTAAGCCAAGCGAGCGGGAAACTGCGTGACCAGTTGAGTGAACCGCGTCGGTCGCTCGTGGGCAATAATGCGCTCGAGCTCTGTTGAGAGGCCGACGTGGCTCCCTGAGTTGGCAACAATTTTTGTTTAGAGGAAAACATGGTAGCAGTAGCAAATTTGGTTAGAGAAGCGAGAGTTAAAAGCGGATTGAGTCAGAAGGACGTAGCTAGGAAGTTCGGCTGGACCAGTGCACAGTTCGTATCGAATATTGAACGAGGTTTGGTTCGTGTTCCTGCTGATAAAACAAAAGCCTATGCAAAGACAATTGGTTTATCTCACTCAGCGCTCGTTGACGCCATGATTTCGGAGTATCGAAAAACTTTGACTTGATGATGTGCGATCATCCGTGTGGCCCCGAGCGTTTCGGGGCGTTTGAATGAACTGCTTCATATCAGCTGGCGTGGAGTCGGCTGGTGGCAATACGGCAAAGGAATAACACCGAGACCGTCCGGCTTAGAGCCGGGTAGCGCTCACAAGGGTTATAGTCCCCGTACGATGCTGGAGCAGTTCCTTGAGACAGTAGATTTTGCATCGAGGGGGGATCAACGATGTGGAAGCTAAAAGACCTGCTTAAACGGGATGACGAACTAAACGAAATCAAGCCTGGTTTCGACACGACATCAGAGC